CGTGAACTGCACCCAATCCAATGGTATTGGCTATCTGTTTCATCATATAGTTCTGTACCTTTGGGATTCGTAGTGTTCTACTAGCTGTTACCCTACCAGCTTCTCCCCTTGAATATCCAGCGATTTGTGATGCTTTTGTTATAGTACAACCAGTAGTTACGATAGTATCAACAAGTTTGCGTTGCTTATCGGTCAGGTCACTGGCACTAGTGGAAATCTCCTTATTCATCACGGTGGGTGATAGTAACCCCTCAAAAACCCTTGTCAAGGGAAATCGTTATGAACTCCCCTCACAATTTGTGTCAGATTGTTACAAGCTCTATATCTCGTGGTAGGGATCGAGCATAATGATTCCCAAACATTAAGTCATTTTTTATGTTTGCAAAAAAGAAAGCAAACCAAGTATAAAAAATGAGGGAATCCTAATGCTCTGCTGTAAGGCTCACTCCTAAAAGGATTCGCTTCGATTGGACAAGTATGATTTCCCAATAGGGATCGACCCTATTGTGAAATGTGCATTGGTCTGCGCGCCTTCCTGTTTTTATGAGTGTGCCAAGTATCAGCATCGGTTAGCTCATAAAAAGGATCGACTGCTCGACCAAGCGAGGCTATCGCAGAAGCTCTCCTCGCGCTTTGTGTAGCCGGTCTCTTGCATCAAATGGGTTGCACACACCCATTTGATGAGGGATTCGCCACACTGGTGTGGCTCATAGTATTGTCCTATGTTCCTTCTCTCTCTCGGGATAAACCATCATAGCATATGGTCAATACCTTCACTGCGTTAAAACTTCATATTGTTTGTGGCAGAGCCACATTTAATTGGAAGTTTCTGGTTCACTTCGTTCGCAAGTAGGTGTCTAATTGGGCAAGAGGCCCAATGATCCACCAAGTATTGACTAGCTATGCTATTTCAGGTTTATCCCTCAAGAGTGAAGGATATCAAACAAATAACAAGGAGTTGTTATGACTAAAGATAAAGTTAAATATTACATTTATACATATTGGGAGATTGATCCTAAATCTCCAGTTAAAGACAAAGATCATCCTGATTGTATAATTAAACTCAAAAATAAGCGAGTAACAATGGATTATTTTAAACCATCTAATAACAAGGAGTCGTTATGAATATTAAGTTTAGAGATGAGTTATTAAGACTTCAATTTGGTAGGTATCAAAATACCAACATGATTTCATTGCAGTTATATACTACTGGAGATTATCCAGAGCCATATATGACTGCTTCATTTAATCCTGATTTAGATGGATTAATTAAAGATACTGGTGTTACTGAAGATGATATGCCAGTAATGGCAGTTAAGAATTGGTCAGAAAATGAAGGCATTGAACAAGCATTAATAGATAATAATGTTATAAATACTTTAGCTGGTACAGTTCAAGCTGGATACTGTGAAGGCAATATTTACACAGTTAATAAAGAGTTTCTTGGCGACGAATAATCGCCAAGATTTAGACACATTTCATAGTTAATGTGTTTATGAATAATCAGTAATAAAGGAGGTCAATATGACATCTACTGATATAATGGGAGTTTATCCTGATAACGATATGTTAGTTAAAGAAATTGGCAATTATGCTAATTCATTTAAAGAACTATTTAGTCAGTTGGATAAATGGTCTAAAAGTGGCGTTAGGGAGTTAGTCTATAACGCCAAACAAGAAACTGAAAATATGATTGAACAATCTAATTTCAGCATTACAATCTTGGAAAGATTGATTGATAACTGTAATAAACAGTTTGATAAATTGTCAGAAGAACTCGGACACAATATTCATGAGTGTTATAAGAAAGATACACTTAATGAAATTGCACAATCAAATTATGAAAAGATACTCACTAGAAAAAATGGAATGGATTTCAGCTTAAATTTAGTTAAGTCTAAATTCATTCTGTTTAATAACTGGTACAAGAAAACATTCGAAGAAGAATATGTTTTAAGGTCAGTTAAGAAAACTAGAAGTGAAGTATCGGCTCAAAGTAATTTGGGTAGAATCAAAAAGTTTAATACAACGCAGATGAACTTTAGATTTAAACCAGTAACTTCAATATAATAACAACTCTACGCATCTGGGCGACAAGTGTCGCCCAGGTGCTTTTTTTTATCCTCGATTTTGTAAATGAATCGCCCAGAGGGCGATGCTTTAATTGACTTTTGTGTTAAATATGGACACAAAAGGAGAATTTATTTTGACTGGTGCAAGGCACCAGATAACACCGAACGGAAGGAGGTACAATGAATCATTTATGTGCGACACTATTACTATTTTGTTCATCATTTAATATGTATTTTGATGACGAGAGAAATGATTTTGTTCAAGAGATTGGTGTATGTGCAGTGGAGTATAACGCTTACTATACCGAACCTGAAAAGCGATTGCCAATACGATTGGTGGTTGCTGTTGCAGCTCACGAGAGTGGCTGGGGAACGAGTAGGTTTGCACTAGAAGGCAATAATTACTTTGGAATGAAAACTAGGAGCGAAGATCCTGACGAATATATGATACCGAATGAGAACGATAAAGTTCGATTAGCGAAGTACAAGACCACTTGTGGTTCGGTTTATGCCTTTATGGACTTGCTATCAGAGAACAAAAAATACAAGGGATTCAGGGAAAAATTGATGAGACAATGGTTTTTAGATGAAATTAATTATGATATGTTAATCAAAACATTAAACAAATATTCGAAAGATAAACTATGGAA